TGCAATGAGCAACGCCATTACGGGGTTGATCGATGGCACGATGACAGCAGAGCAGGCGTTTAGCCAGATGTTCAAGAACATCGGCAAAGCGTTCATCGACATGGCGACGCAGATGATCGCGAAGGCGATCGTGATGAAGATCCTGGGCATCGCCTTTGGTGGCGGTGGTGGCGGCGGTGGCTTGTTCAGCGGTGCTGGCCCTGTTGCTCTACCTGGCGGCAGCGGCTTTGCTGGCGGCTTCTCAATGCCGAAGCTGTTTGCCGAGGGCGGCTATGTCACAGGCCCGACCAGTGCGGTGATCGGCGAGGGCGGACAGAGCGAGTACGTCATCCCTGCCAGCAAGATGAGCAGTGCGATGGCCAACTACAAGGCCGGCAAGCGTGGTGACAGCATCCTGTCTGATCCCGCCGGCGACGCTGCGGGCGACACCAGCGGAAACAACACCTTCACGCTGGAGACCGTCGTGATCAATAACGTCGAGTACGCGACGGTGGCGCAAGTGCGGGAGATGGGCCGCCACGCCGCCAGGCAGGGCGCTGAGGGCGGCTACAACAAGACGATGGGCAGCCTGAAGAACTCCCGTAGCCAGCGTTCGCGGATCGGCCTGCGATGACCATCGAAGCCATTACCAACTTCATTGTTGTCAGCGACCGCAGTGGCGTTGTGCAGCACCGTTACCAGAACGGCAAGGTCGGCAGCACCATCAGCCTTGATGGCGCGGACTTCTACTTCCTCAGCTACTTCTACAGGGGGGCCGCCAAGAACCGCACCGGCGACAACCTGGAAGCCGAGCTGACCTTGGCCAGCAATGCCGTAGCGATGAACATCGCCCATGAAGCTGTCCGCAACAAGTGGATGGTCGAGGTCAAGACCTGCTCGATGCACCCAACCACCTGGGCTGTAGGCCGTGTGATCACCCGCGAGGTCTGGCTGGCGGCCTCCATGAGCTACGACCCTGAAAAGCTGACGGTGCTGTTGAGCAGCGGCATTGATGCGGTGGGGGCGTCTGCTCCAACCAGAACGCTGACGACGGCGAAGGTGGGGATGCTGCCCACTACAGGAAGCATCAGCAACAGGTGAGGCCCCATGAGCTGGTGGGATTGCCCTATCGGCTCGGTGCGTCGCCCGAGCGGCATGGAGCCACCGATTGCGTTGGATTGGCGCGCTGTGTCCTGGCGGCTTATGGCATCACCACGCCGCAACCAACGCGGGACTGGTACAGGCGGCTACGCCAGGGCGACACCAGCATTTTCCGCGAGCAGCTGCAGCTCTGGGGCAAGCAAGTTGCCGAACCTAGACTGGGTGCAGTTGCCCTCTGCCGCGGAGACCATGGCTACGGGCTGGCAGTGTGGTGGCAGGACGGATGGCTGAGCTACAGAACGGATCAGGTGTGCTGGTCCCCGCAAGCGATGTTGCCGGTCCAAGAGATTTACTGCCCTACGAACTGCAGCTGTGTGAGTTTGTCGGGATAACACCCGAGGAGTATTTGCATTTTCAGCGTCTGTCGGATGCGTACAACGGCAAGCGGGCTGAAGAGTACGACCATATCCCAGATATTGAGAACGGCTTTCTTGTCCCGATCTTGATCTCGCTTGTTGTCGGTGTTGCGCTGACAGCGATTGGGGCGTTGCTGGCGCCCAAACCTCAGGCGCCAGAAATTCGGATCCCGCAGCAGCAGGACGATGCCCCACGGCTGCAAACCGGCAGTGTCACCGGCGCCAAGCGGTTCACGGCCACTAGTAACTTCGACAGCGTTCAGGAGCTGGCCAGCCTTGGCGAGACCGTCCCGCTGGTGTTTGCCAACCGGCAGGGTGAAGTCGGGGGCATCCGCGTCAAAGCGCTGTTGCTGTGGTCACAGCTGCTGAGTGAAGAGATCGGCCAGCAGCTCAAGGCTGTGCTGATGCTGTCGGCTGCGCAGCTTGCAACCGACCCTGAGTTTGCGGGCTATGCGATTGGCGACCAGACGCTGAAGAACTACACCAACGCCAAGGTCGGCCTGTACCGGCGGTTGAACGGCGGGCGGATGACAGAGGCCGACCGTTACCCCGAGGGCACGATTGGTGCTTCCCCGTCTGGGGATGTGTTCAGCCTGTACGACGACGCGAGCGACTCCTACAAGCCGTGGTTTAGCGGCACCCGTTCGCCATCAACACAGACGCAGTTTGGCTGCTTCAGTCCCATCGTGAATGGCACGCCGTTTCGCCTGCCTTATGAGCTGGTGATGATCCAAAGCTCAATGGACGGTGCCCTGAAGGACGATGCCAGAAAGAAGAAGGACAAGCTCAACCGTGACTATGCCACCCGTGCTGCGCTGACTGCCGCCTCTGGCAGCAGCTGCACCTACACGATCACTGGGGGGCAAGAGGACGCGCAGTCGTATGCCCCATGGGGCCTTGAGGATGTCAACTCGTCGGTGGAGGACCTGCGCGTTGCGGCCGACGACCAGATCAACATCGGCAGCCTGTACATGGCCGGCACCGCCCAGGTGGTCTGCACAGCCACCAGCACCCATGAGGTCTGGAAGCTTGGCGAGAGCAAGGTCTACAACTTTCGGGTGGAGGAGCCCGGCGAGATTGCCACCTACAACCCGGAAGCTGCGGACAACAGGCCCTATGGCTTGATTCTGCAGCGTCTAGCGGTGGCCACCATCGCCAACAACCGCCAATGCGACATCACTGAGCTGGGCATCAAATCCAACGTCTGGAAGCAAATCTCCGGCTTCCCGAACGTCAACAGCCAGCCGGATGCTGAAACGATCAGCAGCTACGAGAGCAAGAACGGCTCCATTCAGCTGGGCAGTGTTCAGCGTTATCACAAGCGGCTGAGTTTTTTCACGTTGCAGGTGCGGCCCCTGGGCACCGCCAACACAGCCTGGACAACGCTTGACGGCGGCAAGCTGTTCTGCGTGAAGGGGCAGACCCCGCAGCCGCACTACAACTTCATTCGGATCAAGCACCCACGCGGGCAGTACGAGTTCAGGCTGCTGCCGTACCCCGGCGGTGCCGTGTTCAAGTATTGGCGCAACCAGACCGTTTATTTCTTGGGCGGCCTGCAGCTGCAGCGGTTTGGTGTCAATGATTTTGTCGTCAGCTTCAACGGTTATCAGAAGAAACTGACGACCTCAGAGCTGAGCAACCCTGACTGGATCATCGGGACAGTGCCACCTTCCACGCAAGGTGTTGTGCAGGACGTTGCCCCACGCACTGCGGGCAATGGCCGCCCGACCTACACAGTTACCAATCGGACGGGTGAGCGTTACGACAACGGCAACAGATGGATTGATGCCTATTGGGGCGGCTGGCATCAGGGCTGGTGGGATGGCCGTGTTGTCAGCGGCGCCGGTGGCAGTGACGGCGGTGTCAATTCAGTGGGTCTCAGCAAAGGCAGCTTCCGCGGCTCAGACCGCAACTACAAGTATTACGGCATCTATCGGGAGTGGGGTGAGACTCGCGTTGAGGATCCCACCGGCACCGGCGTGTTTAATGCTTCTGGTGGCGCTGGGTCTGGCCTGACCGTTTCCGTCACCAGCTGGAGCAACGGCTACGCGGAGCTTGCTGTCTCAGGCAATGGCAGCGGCTATTACAACGGCGATGTGGTCACGGTCTCTGCGTTTGGCACCACCTACAGCCTGACGGTGCAGACGGATGACGTGATCTACGAGGGGGCAGACAACCTCAACCCATTTGATGCGATCGCCGACATCCCCAAGTACGACGCCGAGCGCACCAGCCACATGGACAACCCGGAGCACGAGGTTGTCTACATCAACGAGCAGCTGGTTCAGCAGCCGCCGAACTACGACGACCTGGCGGTGCTGGGCCTGCGGCTGAACGCCAGCAAGGAGTGGAGCAGCTTTGCGCAACTCAGTGCCTACGTGCAGAAGGGCATCGTGGTCGAGCGGCTGCTGGATGACAGCGGCAACCCCACTAGCGGTTTGCGCGGCCCCACCAACAACCTGGCGGAGATCGTTTACGCCCTGCTGACTGACGAGAAGCTGGGGGCTGGACAGGTGATCGGCCGCGCTGCCGTCAATCGTGAGCGGATGACCCTGGCGGCCAAGTTCTGCCGTGCCAATGGCTTCACGTGGGATGGCATCGTCTCCAGCCGCTTGAACCTGCGGGATTGGATCTTTGAGCAGGCCGGCTACTGCCTGCTGGATTTCACGGTGCTGGGCGGTCAGTTCAGCCTGGTGCCATCAGTGCCCTATGGCAGCGACTTCAAGATCGCCAATGACGCCAAGGTGCCCATCAGCGCCCTGTTCACCGACGGGAACATTCGCAACCTGAAGGTGAGTTGGTTGAGCCCTGAGGAGCGGCAGCTGTTCAAGGCGGTGGTGAAGTGGCGGCAGGAGCAGCTGAATGGCTTTAGCCAAGAGCGCATGTTCACGATGCGCCTATCTGATGAGCAGGGCGGCCGTGACGATGACCCAGAAGAGCAGTTCGACCTGAGTGGGTTCTGCACCACCCAACAGCAGGGCCTGGCGTTTGCACGGTTTGCCCTGAAGCTGCGCAAGGAGGTGGATCACGGCCTGACCTTCGAGACCACGCCGCAGGCGGCGATGGGAATGGAACCAGGCCAATACTTCAGGCTGGTTTCCGAGGTCACGCACACCTCACGGTTCAACAACGGAGTGATCAACAGCGAGGGCACGGTGATCAGCACCACCGGCCTGGCGGATGGCGACCACGCGATTCTGTACTGGGTGCCAGGAACAACGGATGTGCAGGAGGCCACGGTGGCGGTGGCCGGCGGCGTGGCACAACAGGCCGCGCTGCGGGGCACGGTCTTCACCTTGAGGAACACCACGACCACCAGCAAGGTCTACAAAGTGGAGACGCTTAGCTACACAGAGGACGGTTTCGTTGAAGTGGCGGGTAGCTATCAGCCAACGACTGACGGTGGAGCGCTAACTACACTGCAGTGGAACGCAACTGACTTCGTGGTGGAGGCCGGCTGATGGCAGCAGTTGCGTTTCCAGCCCTTGTCCCAAGCGGCCGCCGCTACAACCCCGGCAAGTATCCCCAGGGGGAGTTCAAGGCGCTGAATGGCGCAACGACCACTTTGCGCTATGGCAACCGCCGGTATGACGCGGAGCTGGAGCTGACGTTCCAGAACATCACCGACGACAACGCGGCAGCAGTGCTGGGGTTGTACGAGCGCACGATGGTGGCCGATGACTGGATCACATTCACCCAGGCTGATGGTGCTGGTGGTGCGGCCACAGCTTTGGCCAACTACATCAGGGAAGTTGGGGGCAGTGGACTGCGCTGGAGGTTCAGCGATCCGCCGAGCGTCGATAGCGTGAAACCAGGCCGCAGCACTGTCCAGGTGCGCCTCATTGGCCGCCTCGACCCGAACTGAAATGTCATTCCTTACCGGCAAAGATGGCACCATCACCTACGACGGGGTGAAGCTCGCGAAGGTCGCCAGCTGGAGCCTCTCCAGTCAGGTAGAGGCCCTGGAGGTCACCAGCTTGGCCGATGCGGCCAGGGATTACACGCCCGGCCTGAAGAGCGCCAGCGGCAGCTGTTCGGTTTGGATGTACGACGACGCAGCCAAGAGCCTGCTGAGCAAGGTGGTGCGCACCGACGCGCCTGGCGAAGCGGACAAGCTGCAGATGACCCTCGGCTTCGGCACCAAGAGCGTCACCTTCAAGTGCCTGCTGACCGGCGCCGAGCTGGCGATGGCTGTGGGTGAGGTGATGCAAGCCCAGCTGTCGTTTCAGGTCTGCGGCGACATGGCCGCGGTGGTGCTCTGATGGCAGTCCTGCTTGGCAGCTCTGGGCAGATCGAACTGCGGCGCACCACGCTGAACGATCGGGCGTTTCAGAGCACCGTCACCCCCTCAGACATCAACACCACCAAAGATCGCTTCTCGTTTGACTTCCCGCAGGGGATGCTGATGACCGGTGATCAGGTGGCGATCAAAACGCGGGACGGCAGCACCCTCTCGTTCATCAGCCCAGGCGGCTGGCCTGTTCCTGGCGACTATCCCGACGGCATCTGGTACGTCTTCGTGGACGAGGTTGGCGGCCTGAAGTTGTACCAGCGCTTTGACGACGCGGTGAGCGGCGAGGCAGCCACCCGCGTTCAGCTGCAGGCGATCACAGCGCCGGTGCCGATTGAGGTGCGGGTGGTCAACAACATTGACCGGATTGTCGGTCAGGTCACGGACTTTGAGCTGAACACCAGCCGTGAGGCCGTCGATGTCACGGAGCTAGGCGAGGAGTTCCGCCAGCAGCACAGCACGATGATCAGCGGCAGCGGTTCGATGAACTGCTTCTTCGATTACGAGCGGCGGCTGTGCGACAACCTCTCGGACATCAGCACCGGCTTCGTGGAGATGCCGATCTACCTGCACCAGCTGCTGCTGCGCACGCAGTTGGGTAGCGGCTTCTGGGCCAAGCTGACGCTGGTTGGCCGCGGCGATAAGCCTGGCGCTCGCGCTGAGGATTACGACGACGAGATCTGGTACGAGTTCGACGCCCTTGTCACCAACGTCGGCATTGCGTTCGAGCCCACCCAGCCAGTCAAGACCACCGTTCAGTTCGTGACCACCGGCGAAATTAGGCTCCGCACCCGCACCGTCACCAGCTACATCGTCAAGGAGCAAGACGGCATTAGCCGCCTGCGGCTTGAGGCGAATCAAGCCGGCTTCCTGGAGAAGGAAGACCAGGAGTAGGAAGCACCCGTATAATGGAGCTTCCCACTGGTGCTCCATGGGCTATCGCGCCCCATACCCATCCCAGGCGGAACTTCGCCAAGTCTTTGACTACCGGGACGGGCACCTCTTCTGGAGGATCCCTTGCGGCAGAAGGGACCTAGCAAAGCCGGCGGGGTGCAAGGCCCCCAACGGGTACTTGCTAGTTAGCTATCAGTTTGGGGGCAAGAGGCACAAGTACCTTTTGCACCGACTGATCTGGATTTGGCACCACGGCAACGATCCAGACACTATTGATCACATCAACCGGATCAGGAACGACAACCGCATTGAGAATCTGCGAGATGTCAGCCTGAGCATCAACTGCATGAACCAAGGCGATACCCACCGCAAAAACGCCCTTCCTCGCGGGGTAACCCTCCAGCCGGGGGGAGTAACTAAGCGATATAAAGCGCAGCGGAAGGTAGGCGGGAAACAAACGCTGATAGGCGTATATGCCACCCCCAATGAGGCTTGGATCGCCTACGTCGCCTTCAGCAAGGGAGCAGGGCTCCCCGTGTTCGAGAACTAAACTGAGGGGGCTGGTCGGGACTGGTCGCCTTGGATAGCCGAATCACCGAGCTGCCAGCGCTTGCTGGCGCCGACCTGATGGCAATCGACCAGTTGGCGGTTGCCGACTTGTCCGCCAGCGAAACCAAGAAGGTCAGCAGCAAGGATCTGATCCAAAACGGCGTCAAGCTGATTGACGACGGAACCCTGCCGGGGGCAAAGCTGGTCGCCAATAGCGTCACCGCTGCGCAGATCGGCCCCGATGCGATTACCGCCAGCGAACTGGCCGACGGGTCTGTGGACACCGCTGCTGTGATGGATCTGGCGATCACCAACAGCAAGATCGCGGCTGGCGTCGATGGGGCCAAGCTCACCGACGACACGGTGACTGCCGCCAAGATCCCGGCCGCCAGCTTGAACCGCGGGCTGGACAAGACGGGCGGAGCGATCGGCCACACCAACGCCGTCACGCCTGCCACACGCAGCGGCATCACGTTTGACGCGCAGGGTCACATCACTGGCACTGCACCGCTGGCGCCAGTCGATCTGCCGATTGCCACGCAAAGCGCTGTCGGCGCTGTCTCCATCCCCGCGGCATCTGGCTTGACCGTTAGCGGCGGTGGCGCCGTCAACCACGCCAGCACGATTGCAGCCGGTACGCGCAGCGGCATCACCTACAACGCCACGGGCCACATCACCGCTGCGGTGGCCCTGATCCCAGACGACATTCCGACCGCCTCGCAGATTGCCAAGGGGGGCGTGATTGTCCCAGGGCCTGAGCTGACCGTTGACGCTGCCGGCACGCTGCACCACGCCGATAGCGGCGTTTCAGCTGGCACCTATCCCAAGGTGAC